CCCTGAACTTCAACAGACGCTCTATGATGTACTTACTAAAAACTTGAATATCGGCATTCAGGCAAAGTCGATCAATAAAGCAGTAGGTCGTCAATTGATACCTAACCCTAGTCTGATGCTTTCAGAAGATGATGTTGAGCTGATTAGCAAATGGGACACTATCTACTGTGAACATAAATACGATGGTGTACGTATCATTGCCATGTATAAAGACGGCGACTTCCAGTATTTCACTAGAAACTTCAATCAGGTACCTACTGAATACATGAAGTATGTAAATGAAGATCTACATTCTATAGTTGCTGCTAATCCAAACTTTGATTTTGAAGGCTGGTTCTTTGATGGTGAGTTAACCGACCATGACCGCAAGTCTGTATCTGGTAAACTGAACAGAATGCTTAAAGGTAAAGTCGATGGAGAAATTTCAAAAGAATTTATGTTTAACATTTTTGATATTGAGTATCAGACAGTGTTAACTGTAGGTAAAGGTGAGACAAAATATCTAGATCGTAGAAATCTTTTAGATCTACTTTGGTCGCATTTGAAAAATAGCTGCAAGCATATTTGCTTATCAGAGCGTTGGACATTCAGTAGCGTAAACGAAATGATGGATCGCTACAAAGAGATTGTGAAAGAAGGCGGTGAAGGAGTTATCTGCAAAACAAATGCGGTGTATGAATGCAAGCGTAGCAGAAGTTGGATAAAGCTGAAGGAAGTAAATGACTGCGACCTTGTTGTTACTGGCTGGATCCCAGGTGAAGGTCGCCGTACTGGTTATGTAGGCAGTCTCTGTATATGTGATTCTACTGGAAAGTTAAAGGTTGATGTTGGCTCAGGCTTCACTGATGCTGATCTTGTAATGTTCAACGATCTGATAAATAGAAATGAGCTTATTGGAAAAATCGTAGCTATCCAATATAACCTGAGTATACAGGATAAACATGGCAACCATAGTTTATTCTTACCTAGATTTATAGAAATAAGAAGCGACAAAACTGAAGCTGACAACATAAATAAGATCAGATAATGTTTAACACCAACAAAACCTTTGAAATAATCTTACATGTAAGAGAGGCTCTTTCAAAATATGAAAAGTATATTCTGTATTGTAAAATGACAGCGGCAGAGTTGGTTGAATTACAAAAGCACTTTAACGTTGAACAAGATGGACTAGTGAATGAAACTCTTTATAAGTACATCTTTACAAATAAACAGTAATGCCAGAATTAGCTGAAATCAAAATCATGGCTGAGTACATCAACTCAGTTTCAGAAAGTCAAATATACAATAACGTTAGAAAGTCTGAAGAGACCAAGGTTAAAACCCAGATGGAAGATCCATTTAATGGGATGCCTTTTACAGTTGAAGCGGAAAGCAGAGGAAAGGAGTTACTGCTAACTTTAATTTCAATTGCAGGTGAGGAAAGAAGTCTCAGATTTGCAATGGGTATGAGCGGCAACTGGTATCTTGCCAGCCCTGGTGAAATGGTTAAACATGCACACCTCAAGTTTTACAGAGAAGATGGGTATAGTCTTATGATGGTTGATGTTCGTCGATTTGCTAAATGGGACTGGACTGAAGATTGGAATAGCAAAAGAGGCCCATGTCCATTGACCGAGTATGAAGTATTTGTAAAAAACATTCAATCTTCGTCAAGTAAAAAGATATTTGAAAAGCCGATCTATGAGATATTCATGGATCAAAAGTATTTTAACGGTATCGGCAATTATTTAAGAGCTGAAATACTTCACAGATCTGGTGTTAATCCGTTTTTACCGGCTAAGCAAGTTATAACCCGTGACCTGCTTGAGCTTTGTCACGATGTCTGTCAAGAAGCCTATCTGGTGGGTGGTGGCGAACTTAAAGATTGGGATAATCCATTCAAGCGAGGTTATGGTAGAGGCAGAATAAATGAAAAGATGGGTAAGCTTGCTGACACTTCATTTAGAGATTGGCTACAGTGTTATGGTAAAATGAATAATATTGAAGACAGCAAAGGTCGCAGGTTTTGGTTTGATAAAAAATGGTTAAATGAATAAGAACTTAATACTATCCCTCATTCTGTTTATGGTCGGGCAGATATTGATCTGGTATCAATCTAATGGTCAGTTTATATCTCAATGGTTCAAAAACAATATACTGATCGTCTCATTGTTTGGTGTGCCTATCTCATATCTTTTTATAAATGCAACACGTTTATCCTATGAGGGATTTGGAGCTACATGGCCCGGCAGGATGCTGGGTTTTTCAATGGGTGTTATAGTGTTTACCTTTCTTGCCAGTGTTCATATGAATGAACATCTGAATCTGAAAACTGTGCTTTGTCTTGCGTTGTCTTTTGCGATTATCTGCATACAGATTTTCATGAAGTGATATATAAACCGTGAAGAATATACTGTCATTTGATAATTTTATTAACGAGAAGTCGTATAAAGAATTGGGACAAAATGAACAGGATATGGTTACCGGTATTGCTGACATTCTAAATCAAGTTAAAGACAAGGATAACAGGAAAGATATAGCTGAAGATCAGATTGAGCAATTCAAAAGAGAAAATATAGTTTTTGACTATTCAGAGTTCATGGAACTATCAATGAATAAAGATAAATGAGATGAAAAAATTTAGTAGCATTTTAGAAAAAGCATCAGTAGACTTCAATCAAGAAATGATAGAAGAACTTCTTAAGAAACATGAAGAGGTTGATGTTGTACTAAAGAATGGTGAAAGATATTTCATCACCAGCTTTATGCATGACAAACAGGGTAAAATGTACAATGCAAACAACATAGGCCTTGAAGCCCTTGATAAAAAGGGTAAAAAGGTTGAAGTTAAGTACGTTGATATCAAAGGAATTGAATACTAAATGAAGCTGCACACTTTCAACCAATTTGTAAATGAAAATCTTAATCACTTAAGGGAGAAACCTGAGAGTAGATTTGATATGCTGATAAGCAAAAAGGTTAATTGCTTTTCAGGTGAACATTGGTTTGCTATAGACCTTTCAACGGGTATAGATGAGATATATGCAATCACACAACAGGATCTATTTAACGTAATTAAGCAGTTAGACTTTGTTGGCAATACTAAAAAGATCAATGACGGTTTACCAGCATTGGGTTATGTTGCCACTTACACACAGTCTGTACTGGATGCAGGTTATAGCCCAAACCTTATGTACAATTTACCCGAAGACTCGTTAAAGTTGAGAAAGGTTAATCTGTACAGGGATCTAAATGACAGAGGCAGTACATACGTTTCTAAAACCGTTTTCAAAATAGAAGACGTCAAGACTTTAAAGTTTCCTATTATCGCAAAAGCAGAAGCTAGCTGGCAATCGAAAGGTGTCAAAAAGTTTGATACATTCGAGGAAATTACCAGAAGTGAAATAGAATTTGATCTGTACCAGGAAGCATTTAAGATTGATAAAGAATATAGGGCGATAATCTTTAAAGGTAAAAAAGATCAGACGCCTAAGTTGCTTACAATGTCTCTTAGAAAACCTGCAAACGAAAAAGCCCAGTCTCTTAGAGTAACAGAAGGTACTGGACATGATGATATCGCCAATAACGAAAGTTCTAAATTTACATGGACTGCAGTTGATATTTTTAATGGTGATGAGCATTGCCCAGATCTTAAAGAAATTTCAAACATCGTAAAAGACGTTATGTCAGTTAGCCCTAACATGAATGTATTTGCAATAGATGTTGCAGTTGATACATCAGGTAAGCATTGGTTAATCGAGGCAAACACCCAGCCTGGTCAAAATGGTATAACACCACATCTCATGTATCTAAACATGGTGCAAGACTTCTACGGTCTGAAGATATCTGGACCAGACATTGATAAAATGAAAACTTCAATGTACAAGTCTATAACCGCAACAGGTAAATATCTTTTAGGCTATCAAATCCCAGAATGTCTTTATTCTAATCCTGCGTTCTGGTACGGCGTTAATCTCTAAACTTTAACAGGAGTCTTAATATAAGATCTATGCCTAGAATTGACATCAATAAAGTCTATATGAATATTGCTGAGGAGATATCTCAGCTATCTTACGCTGAACGTAAAAAGGTTGGTTGCATTCTGGTTAAAGACGGAACAATCATAAGCCATGGGTATAATGGCACACCCTATGGCTTTGAAAATGATTGTGAGGAATACGAAGAAAGATATTATGAAACTGATATTGGCGCTGAGCTGCTACAAGACTATGGCTATGTGTTAGATAATGGTATAGCCAGAAAGCTTGTTACAAAAAGAGAAGTTCTACATGCAGAGTCAAATGCAATAAGCAAAGTAGCAAAATCTTCAAACAGCTCAGAAGACGCAGATCTGTATGTTACTTTATCCCCATGCTTTGAATGTGCAAAGCTTATAATACAATCAGGAATTAAGAGAGTTTTCTATAGAGAAGAGTATAGACAGAAAGATGGTTTAGATCTTTTGATAAAAGCTGGCATACAGTGCCTACAGTGTTAAATATATACTCAAAATAGCGAACTTACTTAATGGTTATTGAGTCTACATCGGTTAAGACTATTATTGATTTATTAGAATCACTACGAAAAAATTCTTTCACTGCTACTTCTATAAGAGTAAGTTACACACAGAAGGGTGCTAAAAAGCAATATGTTACCTTTGCAACACTAGAAGAGCTTAAGGCAAATTACACCGAGAAGTACTTAAAGAAGGTACAATCTAAGAGAAGCCCATACACAGATGACCCTAGATTAGCTCTTCAGGAGCCTGTTTCTACAACAGTAGGTCAATTTCTATACAACACTTATGATCCCTTTCAAACTTATTTTGAGTCATCTACATTCTTTTGTAATGTTGGAAGTTTAGTTACTCTAGAAAGTTTTAATATTGTAAGCTCTATCAGAGAATATCAGATGTCATTTTCGGTGAAAGATGTGACAAGTGCTATCAAGATTATCAACAGTAGCAAATTTGATCTTAGAAGAAACGATCAGATAGCAGTTACTGTAGGTCGATTTAAAGATGCGGTGTCTGGTCTTATAGAGACTTATAATAAAATATATGGTAGATTAAATAGACTATTCATACAGGGTCAATATGTCGATCTCTGTTATGTCACTATTGGTTATGTTGAATTTACGTTTGAATTGTACAAACTATTTTTCGCCATAAACAAAACCCCACTTAGTGCTGGTATCAGTACTGCGCCTTTGCGTAAAATGTATTTACGTGCATTGCCGTAATAGATAAATAAACAAATATAAACCATGCCAAACTTATCAGAATATATTAAACTGAGGACCGAACAAAAGAGAGAACTATCCTGGGGCGAAGTAGATAGTAATTTTCTCTATGTTGCAAATCCTTGGTCACCGACCAGATATTACAAAGAGGGTTACATTGTTTATCACGATGCAGATGGTACAGGAGGTAATGGATTAAGTTGGTATATAGCTGTTGTAGATAACGGCCCATCTATCACATTTAATATAGCCGACTGGGAAGCCATTGGCGCAGCAAGCACCGGTGCTAGCACTATAGACGTTTCGGACGGTACAACTACATCATCTGTTAACACCCTAACATTTAACTCTGATGATTTTGGCCTATCTGTTGTAGGTAATAATGCGAATATAACGATAAATGAAAGTGCCATTAAATGGTGGTTATTACCAGGTGACCCAGATTTAGGCACAGGTTCTAATAATCAGATAGCAGTACACATAGGTCAGGTATTTATAGGTTCTGGTACACATAGCGGTATCTATAAATTCAATGTATACGGCACTTCACGTTTTACAGGTAATATAGCTTTAAGCGCAGGTGTAACCGTTGACGGTGTAGATATTTCTCTTCTTGCTACAGATTACAATGCACACACTCACACAATTGTACCTACAACATTAGCTAGTTACTCTGCACTTTATCCTAATTCCAATAATCAACTAGAAGACGTTCAGATCAATATTGGTACACTAGCAACAGGTCATACATTATCTTGGGATAACGCTCTTAAGAAATGGGTTAATTTACCCGCAGTTGCATCAGCTCTTTCTGGCTTAACTGATGTACAGTTCAGCGCTTTAGCTAATAATCAAGTACTTCTTTATAACAATACTTTAAGTAAATGGCAAAACAGTACAGTTACAGCAAATAGCACAACTGGATTATCAGCGCCGTTTAGTCATAATCACAACACTGTATATTTTACAAAATCACAATTAACAACTAGCGGTGGCGGAGGAACAATACACTGGAATAATGTGGCTAGTAAACCTAGTGACACTTCAGATTATATTGTTGCAAGCACTTACGGTGGTCCTTTTACTAATACTGCGTATAGAGTTTTACAGTCAACCGATGGTAGTATAACTATTGACACGTCTGTATCTAACGTCATAGACCTTTCTGCGGCTACTTCTGCTATTATAGATGTATATGAAGAAGGTTCTCTTATAGGTGCGTATGCTGGCTTAGATTTTATAAGTAGCATCTATGGTAGCTTCATAGTAACTGGAGTGACTTCAAGTGCTGCTACTGTAGAACTATTCGAACCTAAAGTTTCTGTACTTATAAATGGCGCACTTTCAGATACTGTACATAATTTAGACTTTACTGATACAACCAATGTTACATTTACAATATCGTCTGGCGGCCCGGACACAATACAGATAGAAGCTATATCTAGGGGTATAGTAGGTGTACAGCAACCATCACCTTCGGTTATCACCGCATATAATTCACCTCGTCTTAATTTAGCATTTAAAGACAATGCTGAAATTACATGGACCGTTACTGATCAGTCAGGTACTGATACAGTTGCAGTTGAGGCTAACCTAGTATCACCTAATGAAATTGAGGTTTATAGAAATGGATCTCTACAAGGTTCATTTACAGGTATAGATTTTGCAGATGGTGTTGGTACTATTGTTAGTTCAGTTTCTTCGACAGGCGGTAGTATAGAAATTCAAATTGATACTGCTGCAACACTAGACGACGTATGCCAGAATGGCTTTTCTACAACAACTCCTATCGAAATAACAGGAGGCGCAACTTATTTAGAATTAACAGAGCCCGCCGACGTTAGCAATCCTTCAGTTCCTGCTGGCTGTATTATTCTGGCTTCACCGAATGGCACAAGATTCGCTATCACTGTAGACGATTTTGGTAATCTTATAACCACACAATTGTAATTAAACATTTAATTTAGTTAGCATATAATCTATATGTTCTCTGAAAAATATCAATGGATTAAAGGTGATAAAGTAGGTACTGTTGAGCTATATAGCTCACATGATACTGAATGGGTTTATTTTAGAAGCGGTGGTAGAATAAATGTAAATGTCCTACCTGAGTTTATGTTGCCTGCTGAAGGTGACACACCCATGGATATTAGTATTACTAAATCAAAACCTGAACCTAGACAAAGAGAGACAGTACAGAACGAGAGAAAAGAAGATAGCGGTCCTGTAAAAGCCTTGTTAAACCAGGCTACAAAAGAAAAGTTACAGTTTAGTTATAGATTCGATTTAGACATTCCTAAAGCGACAGTATATAATCTAATAAAAGAGTCATTTGAAGTAGATGTTGATAGCATAGTAGTTGATATGCTTATGCTGCACATCGATAAGAATGAATTACATAAACAAGTCAAAGAGCAAGTAAAAACACAAATCCTTAAATTCTATAACCATGGAAGAGAATCAAAAAAGCCTGGAAGTCAACAATCAACAACAGAAAGTCTGGATGAACAGACGCCAGCGTAGAGATTACATGAAGAATGTTGGCATTCTTAAAGCAAAGAACGAATTAAGTCTATCCAACTGGTGTAGCATTGTATCTAATAATCAAAAGGATGGGCAGAGAAGAAGCGAAGAGTACGGTAAAAGAATTTTAGACAATCTTGAATCACAGCTGTCTCAGATTGAGCAAAGACTTCGTGTAAGCTGTTCTGAAATGGGTTTTGATAAAACCAAAACAGACCAGCACATTGAAAGCTGGATGGAAACTATTAAACCTTGGCCTAATAACTAATGGTTAAAGTCGTTTTAGAAGTAGCCTCAAATGGTGTTATCAAGACAGTTGTCGATGATAACATCAATGGGGCAGGTGATAAGTATGAGAAAAAAGTTGTCTATGAATTTGCCAGTGACAATGAGTTCAAAAGCCGCATAAACTTTTTATATGAGCTATGCGAAGAACTTGATATTGAAACAGGAAATAAATTCGATAAAACCAATCTCATAATGAGTATAGACTGGGGTAAAAGTTATATGCCGACAGACGAGGAGTTGGACGTAAAAATGAAAAAGCTTAACGCCGAGTTAAAGTATCTAAAATCTCTAAAAAAGGAACTAGATGAACTTAATGAAAAAGATTAACTGTGTCTATTCGAAGAATAAGCTTGACTTTAAGAAGTACAGTAGATCTTCTTCATGTCAGGAGATAGTTAGCTATTATGATATTATAGCTAAACTTATTAAGAATGACATAGACGGTATTAAGCCAGGTGAACTTGTCGTCAATTCGTACATCAGGAAGAAACTAATTAAGGCAGTAATAGACGCTGATGATATCCTATACGCTCTCAAAAATTTAGACGGTGAAACGATTGATTCAATCAAGTCATTAGTTACAGAGGCGTACGAGGGTGAAGTCTTGTTTATGTTGACGGTAATAGATCACAAGAACAATAAGATAGATGTATGTGAAGACATTCACTCTAGATTTGATGAAATAGTTTTAATAGAGTATGGTCAATCATAAGCTATTTGTAAAAGGTGAAAAAGTTTATTCTCTTTTAATATCACATTCCCATCCTAATCTTTTAATACCGGTTAAAGGTATTGTAAAAGATGTGAAATATGATGAGATAAACCCAGAGTATCTCATCAAAATAATTAAATTCTACGACTCATCCGATTTCTTAAGATTAAATTTCTCAAAGATGAGTTATGTCCAAATGTTTAATTCAAAACCTAGACGTCTAAAATTCGCCGAAGATAATCCTCTTAAGTCACACGAAGATTTTTTTAGGGAAATTAATGGTCCTAAAGAAAATAAATTTATGGTTGTAGTCGACTCAATTATGACGCTGCAACATAAACAGGATATGTTTGAACTATTCAATAAGATAGAGGACCATGTTATAGAAAAGTCATTGAATGCTGTAATGAAGCATACTTGCAGAACTCCGTATAGAGGTAAGTATAGAATACAAACATACGGAGAGTTTTTTATCAGGCTTAGAAAATTTATAGGTGATAAAATATCGACAGACGATAAGGGTTGGATTGATTATACGGAAAAACTGTAAACCCAATATATACCAAAAAATAGATATCTAATTTGTCATACGTATCAGGTAGTAAAGGACCTTCATTAAGTAAGAAAGAGCAATCAGATGATGCTGCTACAGTGCTGGAAAAAACATTGAATAACCAGTACAGAACAGAAAACTTTAATGACTTCGTTAACGCTCAGTACAACACTGGCTATCCAATGAAGAAATTCGAGATAGCAGATACTGAGATTAAGGAACAGGGTGAAGCACCAGCTTCCATGATTAACAGATACGTTTTATTTCAGTATAAAACATTTTCAGGACCTATAAAAATCGAAGACTATCGTGACAATCCTGGTTCCAGGTTCATTACAGACGATCAGTTTAAGATGGCGATGACGCCGACTACTACAAACATTATAAACTTCTTCAACGACTTCCCAGACAATATTAGTATGATCTATAGTTATGGTGATTTTATTTACTGTAAGTATCATGGTAAGATACCTAATAACTATATGCTTACATTAAGAAGGTTCCATATACCGGTTTTAGATGATATCATTTCTCCTTCGACATATGACTATAAGTCTAAGCAGGCTGTAGATGGTAGACAGCCTGACCTAGCCAGAGCTGTAACCTGGATGAGTGAGGTAACCGGCAATAAACTTGAAGATATTATACAATTCAAAACGGAATTGAAATTCAAAGAAGTTGAATCCGAGTTACAGACTTTACAATCACAGGCAAACGGCGTTAGTGGAAGTGGTTTCTTGGGTATAGGTACTACTGGATTTAGCCCAGCATCTATTATTAACAGTGTTGCGAGCGTAGGTTCAGGTACAAGTACAGCAGGTACTTTGCAAAACCCTGGGCCATCAGGTTTCGATCCTGTTAAAACAACACATCCTAACTTTGTTGAAGGTCCATTATATGTTATTAAAAGGGTTATGGTTAAAGACAGTGGCATATTCTGTGCACCTGAATTTAAGGTTAACTTCCATTATAGCTTAAGATCTTACGGAAATATCAACCCTAAAATAGCATTCTTGGATATTTTAGCTAACATGCTTGTTTTAACATATAACTCTGCACCCTTCTGGGGAGGAGGTACAAGATATTATGGCGGTGGTACAAGTGCAGGTAATTTTGGTGAACCACTAGGTGACCATACGTTATTGAACGGTGGTAATCTAGGTGAATACCTTAACAGCCTTGTAAGCGATGCTGCCGGCCTTTTATCAAATGTATTTGGAGATGGAAACGGTAACGTTACATTAGGCAGCGCCCTTGAAGGTGCTGGTAAAGTAGCTTCAGATATGTTAGGTGGTTGGATTTCTAAAAACTTTAATTCGCAACAAGGTGCTCAAGCTGCGCAGGCTTTATTATCGGGCTCACCTACCGGTCAATGGCATCTTACTGTCGGTAATCCATTGAATCCTATAGCGATGATAGGTAATTTAATATGCACTAATGCCGAGTTTAAGTTTGGTGGACCTCTTGGTAAAGATGACTTCCCAACGGAACTTACAGTTGGTGTTACTTTAAAGAGTGGTAGAGATAGAGATAAAGCTGATATTGAAATGATGTTTAATGCTGGACGAGGTAGATTGTATCAAGTACCTGAAGGTATGGAAGACTATACAAATATAAGCGGTAAACAACCTACGGTAATAACGGCTTATTCTAAATTACCTGCACCAAGTGCAAGTAATAATTTCCAAACAACCAGTAGTAGATCTAGTGGTAGCGGCTCACAGTCATCTGCATCAAACAGAGGTCATAATCCGGCTGCTAATAACTCTGGACCTGATACTATATGGGGTGCAACAGGTGAACTTTATAATGAACAGGTTGCAAATATAGGTGCCGGCAGTTGGTTATCAAGTAAATTCCCTAACGTAAGTGCAGAGGTATCTGCTTCTTTAACAAACTTCTCAAACGCAGTTAATTACCAATAATATGAATATCGCCACATTACAAAAACTAGCAAGTATCATTGATAATGAAACAGGTGAAGCAAAAGTAAATATTGCAATACCACCTTTTATGATTTCTCGCAATGTAAGAATGATTAAGATGCATTATGTTAATCAGTCACAGCAAATGAGACCTGATCTTATTTCTTTCATGTACTATGGCACAGCTCAATTTATTGATATAATATTGAAAGCAAATGGTATTTCAAATCCATTTTGTATTAAAGAAGGTATGTTCTTAATGATACCTGAAAGAAGTTCTACTCTTTCACAGTATAAACCTATTAAGAAAAACCTTAAACCTAGAACTAACTTTGATAAAGTTAAAAGGCTTACACCTGTTGATAAAAAGAGGCTTGAGTTTCTTGCAGGTAAATCTAGTACAAAAAATAACGGATCTTCTGAAAACTTACCACCTAACATGCTTAAGACGGGTCAGAAGGCAAAAGATGTTAAAACCACTTCTATACTTTTAGGTGCACATCTTGGAGTTAATAAGCCAGAAACATTTAGAAACATATAAATATGCCTACTTTAGCTAATAACATTTTAACTGTTACTGAGCCTACCATTCAACTTGAAAGTTTTGATATCATTAACGCTGAAACAGGTGAGAACTTTGAAAAGAACAATGACAGGGTAAGTAAAGCGGCAGGTGACCAATTTCCTGCCATAAGAATCAATAGATTCGACTTTAACCCCAGCGACATTCTTAGCTTTGACCTAAATTTTGATGCTATCATTCCATATATGAGTGCAGTAGTAGCTGACGGAAAGGGAGTGTTTACCAAGGGTCAATACCCTAAAGACGGTGATATCATGATGCTTTATATTAGAAGCAAGGATGAAAGTGTTTATAAACCAATAAGAATGGATTTTGATATAACAGAATGCTCTGTTAGTGGTCCAAGTACAGCTGAAGCATATAGCCAAGGCGCAGAAAACGAAGATCCTATAACTATCTCATTGAAAGGAGTTTTAAGAATACCTGGTTTATACGCTGAAGTTTGTAAGTCATATCCTGAAGACACTTCATATAATTACTACATAGATTTTGCAGAAGAGCTTCAACTTGGCTTTGCTTCCAATGAGGACGGTACAGATGATACAATGAAAAGACTGTGCTCATTTGATACCAGATTCAAACTATTAAGTGATACGATTGACTGTACTTATAAAGACGATGACAGCTTCTTTATAGCGTATATAGACCCTTATTATTATCTAACTTTAGTTAATGTAAATAAACAACTTACATTTGATGAAAGCTTAGAAGATACGCTTGCTAGTTTTATACAAGATCCTAGTGTCTCGAAGCAAATTGACGATGATACAGAAGCGCAGCAGGCTGTGGTTAAACTATTTCTTACTAATCTTACTTCTAGAAGAGGCTCAAATCTTTATATTAGTAAGTACAGTGTTATAAATAATGCAGCTAACGTAGTATTAAACGATGGATATAGAAGAATCATACAATATTATGATGATGTCGATAAAGAGTATAGAACGTTTACAGTCGAGCCTTTAACTACAACTAACCTGCCACAGGATCAGGCTCCGCTAAAGGGTAAATTAACTCCTGCTGGTGAAAAAATGTATACTGAACAACAGAAATATAAATATGTTGGAAAACAGGGTAAAAATGTACATACTAACTACTATTATGCACAAATGTTAAACTATAAGAATAACATAGAGCTTGAAAAGATGTATCTTGAAGTAGAACTGGAAACAACAAATCCAGCCCTTTATCGCTATCAGTTAATACCAGTTATTATGTATGAGCAAAGTCCACAGGGTTCTAATGTACAGCAACAGAAAGAGGAGCTTGCAGTAGATAGAGGAGAAGAAATGAAAGACAAGAAAGGAGTAGAAGGTGATAGCGCAGGTGGTTCAAGTTCTGCTCAAAATTCAAAAGTCGATGAAAAATTAACAGGCATATATACTATAGGTAGATTGTTTATACGATATAACGCTGACGAAGGTAGAATGAGACAGGTTATGCATCTATTTAGAAGAGAATGGCCAAATGTACCATAAGAAATGGCAGTAGCAACAAGAACATATGATTTAGCAACCATTGAAAGGTTTAGAAAGGGTTTACAAGCCGATTACGGCAAGTATAATGACCCTACTTATCTAGGGTTTGTACTCTTATTCAATGATTATGATGTAAAACAAAGCCCCTTACTTGTAAGAGACGCTGAACAGGTAGGTAGTGCCTTAAATTATCTAGCTGCAAATAACCAAGGTGCTAGATTTGAGTATCTAAAGATGTTTCAAGAACTTCTATTAGATACCAATTACTGGATGCCATGGTATTGGCAATCAATTGAAGGCATTGATAAAATCTGGGACTATAAAGGTCTTGCAGACCCATATAAGGGTGGTAATGACGCTAGGGTTAAGATAACAACTCTTGAATCTATAGATTTAAGAATAACTGCCCTAATGGACTTATACAGAAAGGCGTGCTTTGATTATGAATTTAGAAGAGAGATCATCCCGAGTAACCTGAGAAAATTCCAGGTAACTGTATTCATACAGGAGATAAGAAGCATACAAGTTGATGTTGGTACAATTGGTAATGCTATAAACATTGTCAATCAAGTAACACAAGCATTTGGACCTCCTGGTGTATCACCTCTGTCTATACCTATAGAAACGCCTGGAATGAAAGCTGCAAGAGAAACAGCACAGGTAGTAAATGAGTTTGGAGCAAACATGATGTTTACTTTAGCAAAGTGTGAATTTGACTCTGACAAGTCATTTGGTAACTTTGCTGCAGTTACAAATGTTGCACCTGAACCAGCATCTCAAGTTATAGAAATTATGTATGAAGACATAGATGAAAGTTACTTAAACCCAACTATATTAAATCTTCCACCCGGCTTTACACCTGCAGGTATGAACTATTCGTTCCTCGGTGATTTACCTGCACCTGCTACAGGCGACGGTGTAGGAATGCTAGAAAAGTTAAAGCAGCTTAAGGATGATCCTGACTTTGCTAAAGACGCAATGCAGGCTGCTGCTAAAAATGCAGGTGCCGCATTGGCTACTGCAGCATTAGGTGCAGCAGATCAGTTAGCAGGAAGAGCAGTAAATGCAATTGCTGGTAGATTTAATAGATTGTTACTAGGTAATGTATATGGCTTTTCACCATCTAACGTATTAACATCACTGCAGCAAGGTTCTCTTTTATCCCTGGGCCAACAGGGTCAAGTCATAGCACAGAACAGGGAAAATAATAGAAACGCAGATAGGCCACAAGGTGATTTAGGTAACATTCACAACCAATAACATGCCATTAACTAATTTATTTCAAGACGATTTATCAACATCGAACTGGTTAGGTAAAGTAGTAGATAATCAGGATCCTGACTTTGATGGTAAAATTAAAGTTAGAGTTTTCGGTAAGTTTGATGATATACTGGATGAAGATTTACCTTGGGCTAGACCACTAAATAGAACAACGGGCGGCTCAGCATCAGGTTCTGGATTCCATTCTGTACCTAAAGTCGATTCAGTAGTAGGTATAAGCTTTGATAACGGTGATTTATATGAGCCTGAGTATTTTTATAGTCAGCATGTATCAGATGAGCTTAAGGCTGAAATTGAAGGTTCATATAACAATGCACATTCTTTAATATATGATACTGAAGCTTCACCAGGTCCTATCAAGATTTTCTTTACAGAAGAGGTTGGATTGATGTTAGAGTATAACGGAAGTCAGGTTAATATAAGACCTGACAATACAGTATTCATCCAGCACTCTGGTGGTAAAATTATACATGTACAGTCAGATAGTATAAGTATAGGTAAAGAAAACGAATCTGACGAGCCTGCAGTACTCGGTGATAAGAATGTTGATGCATTAAATGCTTTAGCTGATCAGATCAATAATCTAGCAATAGCAATGCAGGCATATGCCACTGCACAGGCTTCGGTCTGTGGAGCTATATTCCCGTTAGCACCACTGTCTGCAGCATTAACAGCACTAGGAACGGCAGCACAGCCTGTTATTACACAAATTGCTGCACCGATTAAAGCAACTACAATACCAAGAACAAGAAGCAGTTCCGTTACTATAGACGGCCCATCTCTATTATAAAACTAAACCATTATGCCATTAGTACCTCTTACATTTTATACAACGCTTTATGACGCTATTGCAAAATCTGCAGCCGAAGCTATGGTTCTCTATAACAGATCATTAGACCCTAAGGATAATGTTGTAGTCCAAGTAGATACACCGTTTGGTATAGAAGTACCAATCAATCTTAATACAGCTAAGGGTAATAGGACCGTTGATCTCGAAAAGGCTTCAGAAGTATTCGGTAAAGCCCTAGCAGTTAAGCTTGCACCTGTTCTGGTTAGTAACATAGACAGATACATTAAGTCTGCTACAATTACTATACCACCCGGTCAAGTCGTTGCGGCGGCAGGAGCATCAGGTCCTGTTACAGGAGCAACTACTGTTGTTTCACCTCCTGCTATCATTGTATAAGCAGCCGATATATACTATGATAGTATAATAGTATATTTGTATAACCCTTTAAAAACTAATTTATGTCAGGTTTCCAAACCGAAGAAAGTTTCTGGTTAGAAATAGAATCAGAACAGGCTAAATTTAAAAGAAAGCCTAATAGAAAAATTAAAACAAGCGCCGGCGACAAAGTCTTTTATTACGGCGCTGATGCACAAGAACTTTATGATCTTTATGACAAGAGGTCTAGCAGCTACAGAGAACCTTTTAAAGGTCAATTAGTAGAAGCTGAACTTATTGATATCATTGGCGGCGATGCTATATTTGATATAGGCTACCGTGAACATGCATACATGGACCTTAAAAAGGAATCTTCTGAGTTTAAAGATTTGTTTAAAGTAGGTACAGTCCTTTCCGTTAAGATCGGTGAGAATAAAACAAAAGATTTCATATCTGCTTCATTTACTGACAGTGTGAATGAAATGAAAACCAAAGAGCTTATTGATGCTATTGATAAGAATGTTGCTTATATGGCTAAAGTCGAAGAATTGATTTCAGCCGGTTACATTGTGGATATCGATGGTATTAAAGCATTCATGCCTGGATCTTTAGCAGGCCTAAATAAATTACATGACTTTACTGTTCTTCTTGGAAAAGAAATGCCGGTAGTGATTGTTAATTATTCTAAAGAAAAAGGCACTGTAGTTGTTTCACATAGACAATATCTACATTCACTCATCCCTTCTGCAATCGAGAAGATAAAGGAGAATCCTGCACAAGTGCATACAGGTTTTGTTACAGGTACTACGAAGTATGGTGTATTCTGCGAGTTCAGCGATTGCTTAACAGGAATGATACACTTAAGTGATCTTACCGAAGACTTGAAAACAAGACATGAAGCTGGTAAAATTAAAGCAGGTGACGCTCTTGAATTTTATATCAAAGAAATTATCACTAATTTCAAAATCATACTTACGCAATCTTATAAAGAAAGCCCATGGGAAAAAGCCGAAGAGGTTTATAAACCGTCGAGCGTTGTTGTTGGTAAAATTACCAGCATCAAAGAATATGGCGCATTTGTAGAACTATCACCAGGTATTTCAGGACTTGTGCATGTAAGCGAGCTTAAAGGTAAGTTCAAAGAAGGTGATGCAATAGGAGTCAGAATCAATAAATTTGATAAGGTAAATAAGAAAGTTTATCTAGGTTTAGCAACAGACCATACGAAATAAGTTAAGGGGCATCAAGCCCCTTTCTTTTTATCTTAAATATATACTCAAAATACTGGCTATACTATGTTGTTAAATGAGCAGACACTTAATGTCTTAATGAACTCTAAGATTGGTTATGAATTTGAATTTTATTCAAATCATAAAACTGAAGAGACTGCTGACATGCTTGCAAAATATCTTGGAAAAAAGATAAGTGTTTTTGACGAATCGCATAGTGATTTCAAGGTAACACCTGACCATTATAAACTAGAAAAAGACTATTCAGGTGGTAAAAAGCTTATTGAGTTAGTAACAGCATCACTGCCATATCAGGAAGCCAGAATTACTTTGATTAAGGTACTTAAGTGGATAAAAGAAAATGGCTACACTACAAATAGATGCGGTATTCATATAAACATATCTTTTAATGATGAAAAGATGGGTTCTAGTTTCTTGGTTAGATTAAATAGACTTAAGTTTATATTAGACTTTAATGAAGATAAAATCTTTAAAGACTACCCTGATAGAAAAGATTCAGTTTACGCTAAGTCTATTAAATTTGTAGTTCCGGTTGATAAACTTAGCTATGACACGGCTAAAAATGTTAATGAAGCCGACTTTATCTTTCCTACTGAAAAGTATTATGGTGTAAACTTCTTAAAGCTTGAAAAGAACTATCTTGAATTTAGATATCTCGGTGGAGACGGTTATGAAAAGAAAACTGAAAAGCTTTTAGCTACACAGGATATGTTTATTGAGTCTCTTTATAAAGCTGCAGCAAATCCAGCATTTTCTATAGATGATAAGAAAAAGCTAAGCAAGATACTTGAAAAGCATCAGAATGCACTTGAAGCTTATAGATCATTTGAAAAGCTTAAAGATAATTTTCCAAACATTGGTTTACTAGTAAACTTAGACACAGATGATAGAAATATCAAATCTTTCTGGTCAAAAATAAGAGACCGGATATTTGATATACTTACTGAAGGTGGTATGACAGATGGCATAATTAACTATGACTCTAATACCGGTAAGATACAAATTAAAGATGCTGACCTTAGTAAGTCCTTCAAATTAGAAGAAGTTGATATAGTTAATTGCGATAAGGTTCGAGGAATCTTAAATAAATGTGACGTCTTTGGTTCTGAACTTATTGGAACTGAAATCTATGAATGTAATTTATTTGACGCATGTGAAGCAACTAATTGTAAAGTTAAAGATTCATATGTTAATAGAACTTCTACACTTATTGACTCGTATTTCTGTGGTAATAATGGTGTAATGAACGGAACAATGGTAAATGGTATATTCAGAGAAGGTAAGATTACAGATCTTTCTAAATTTGATGGTACTGAAATTGTTAAATATGAGAAAATAATTCCAGGTTTAAATGCCAAGTATTAATGACGAATTAGCAGCAAGTGCCGGTAGATGCTTAGATCAACTTGTCAGTAATGTCAATTCTGAATTGACTAGCGCTTGTATGATACCTATAACCATACCTAAAAAAGAAATGGTTCGTATCATAACTGAAGCTAAAAAATGGTTCTATAAGAACTATGAAGATTCAGTACAGGAAAGTTATTACGTAGTACCGCGTTCAAGCTTTAACAGTGATCTGTTTAAAGCAAAAAGAGAAATACCTCTACCTGGTCCAAGACCAGATGGAGCAGGCTCTATTATAAGTGTAAATGAGCTAACACAAGCTGGTGAATTTCTTCTCGGTTCAGGTAATAATGGCTTTAGCTTAGACGCAGACTTTACTCTTGATAAATTCATATTTGCAAATGCTTATGCTATGGGTGGAGGTACAACAGTACTTGGTGAAAACTTAATGTATTATGTAGCCAATGAAAATCTTTTCGACATGGCTAGACAAGTTCTTCAACCTAAAGTTTCATATAATTATAACAGATTAAATAGAACATTAAAGATACAAGGTGAAACACCTAAACGTAACTGTGTCTTAAATGTCTATGAATCTATATCAGACTGTGCTTTATATTCAGATGAGATTTTCCACAGATACATCGTGGCAAAATGTAAAACTCAACTGGGCACAATGTTGATGACTTTTAGTTATCAGATGCCGGGTAACGTTACTCTTAATGCTGACATGATCAGAGATGCAGGTCAAGAAGAACTTGATGCATTGAAAGAAGAGATTAAAGGAGACGAAGGCGTAGATTATTTCCTAACAAGTTAAAACATGGCAGATATTTATACAAAGATAGAGGGTGACCCAGGGTTCGAAAGAAACAAAATCGAAACAACAGAAGAACTGGATTACTTACTTACTCAGATAGAGGTTATTTTGTTTACCAGATCAGGTGATGTGCTGGGTGATCCTGGCTTAGGTGCAGATCTGGATAGTTTGATATTTAGCACAAATCTTTCAGCATCCTCTATAGAGGCGGTTGTTATGAATCAGATAAACAACTACAGCCGATTACTGGCAAATAAATATCTAGTAGATGCTAGATGTAATTTCTATAAACAGACAGACAGAGACGTCGGTGTTTTAGATATAACAATAAATGGCTCTGTAGCTGTAGGTTTAGTATTTGCATAAATAAAATTTAAGAATGGCAACTATAAAAAATAATTTTAAGTTTCTAAATAAGACTAGAGTTTTAGGTCAACAAATATATGATGACTCTATAACTTATCTTACTTCAGCATACCAAAACTCTTTAAAAGTTTTTACTAATGCTTCACCATTTGGTCAGTTACTTAGGGTTATGAGTGAGATCGGTGAACTTATCATGTACTACATCACCGATGCTACGACTGAAAACAATATACTTACTGCTAACAGCCTAGAGTCAATTTATGGTTTAGCTGCACTTACAGGTCATAATCCTACAAGGCCAATAAGTGCAATGGGTGAAGTTAGATTTAAGTTTAGGCCTGGTAAACAATCTGAATTTCCAGGTCCTTATATTTTGGTAGCAAATAAAACAATTCTTAAGTGCAAGTCAAATGGTATTAAGTATACTATGACTTTCACCGGTGATTATATCAGAGCTGAGAAAAACAACGTTGATTTTACATACTGCGCTATTGTACAGGGTACATTTGAGTCGCAGAGAGTTATAGGAACAGGCCTTTCAATGCAATCTTTCAACATCAATACACCAGGCTTTGTAGATAACAATAATGTAAAAGTTTATGTTAACAGTGAACTCTGGGAAATATATGACTCTTTGTATGATATGAATACAAATACAAAGGGTGTTATTGTTAGAACAGGTCTAGCAGGTGGTTTAGATATATTCTTCGGTAATGGATTTTTTGGCGTCGCTCCACCGCAAGGTGCATTTATCGATGTTGATTATTTAGCAACGGCAGGTAGCGGCGGTAACATTAGTTCCAGTTCTGAACCTGTTTCATTTACATTTGAAGACCAGGGACGAGATGTTAACGGTGAAGAGGTTGATCTTAATGACTTTCTACTTATTGAAACTTCAAAGAATCCTACGTTGGGTTCTGATGAAGAAAGCCCGTTCTTTACAAAACTTATAGCGCCTCTTGCAAGCAAATCATTCGTACTGGCAAATCCAGAAAACTATGAGTACTTCTTAACTAAGTTTAATTACTTCTCTTATATAGATGCATTTAATGAGACAGATGACGATTATCTAGACGATGATAATATCATTTACCTGTATTTGATACCGGATATATCAAGAAAGGTTACAACTGACAGTGATTATTTCACAGTCGATCTAGATGAATTTAAGCTGACGGTTGATGAGAAGAAAATGATAGTAGCCGTAATCAATGAAAGTGGTAGACAAATGACAAGTACTGAACTTCAATTTGTAGATCCTGAAATTAAAAGATATGCAATCAACATTGTTTTAAGAACAGTTGAAGGTTATGACCTAGGTGTTATACAAAATGAAATAAGAACTAAGCTTAATGATTACTTTATAAATGTTAAGCGTAGGGATAAAGTACCGAAGAGTGATCTTATTGCTATAATTGAGGCTATAAAAGGTGTGGATTCTGTTAGTGTATTTTTCGTATCTGAGCAAAATGAAACAGCTATCAGAAATGGATATTACATTAAGAAGACTTATAAAGTTTCACCTACTATACCTTACCTCCAAAGAGGTGAAGGTAATAAAAAGAGATATGTGTTCTTTAATAAAGAATTGATTGAAACAAAGATACCTATTGCAACAGGCGAAGATCCTAATCTGGGTCTAGATGAATTTGGTGATATTACTATAGGTCTAAGAGATCTTGCGGTAATCAGAGGTGGTTGGATTGACAGAGATGGTGTTTACTATGAACCAACTCCTGTTGAAGGTAGAGCATCATCATTGAGCATCTACTTTAAAGGAACAGTTCCTGATAGTATAAACATAGGTAAACTTGAAGCAGCTAAAAAAGATATTAAGATTTAATTATGGCTTGGAATGATTCAGCAATAGAAGGTAGATATGGCTACAAAAAGACCAGTCTTTATTCACTAGCAAGGACTGCAGGTGAACAAAGGATTAACACTGCTTATGATTATAAAAATACAGTTGTATCAAATAGCGTGTCTAAACATTTATTAAGAGTCCCTATCGTATATTACTTTACAGTTTATGTAAATGATTACTTTGTTAACCTAATAAATACTACAAAGATAGTTAGAATTTTCAGAGTATTTAGCGTAAATAAAGATTATCAATACATTAACTAATGCCAGTAATAACTACCGATTTCAAATACTTAGGTTTTTTTGACAAGAACGGAACAGACCTTAATTTCAATTATGATGAGGTTCTCGGTGTATGGGTGGGTAGTGTTAACATACCTGAAGTCTCAACTAGTTTATATGAAACTGCGACGGTTGTTATATTAGAAGAATTTTTAACAACAGGTGGTATTACTAAATGGGGTGTACCTCACTACAGTGATCCTAACGCAACTTTTCAGGCAACAGGTTCATATGATGGTTCAACATGGAGAGCATACTGGGAAGATGAGACAGATGAGAATGATAAGTTTATTCTTTTCACATTTAATTTATCACAAAGTAAGCCAAAGCTTAATGTTGTAGACACGGCTATTGTAGATGTTGATATAGATCCTAACCAATCTTATACAAGTTATGGTCAGATAATTACCAATGACATTACCAGTCAAGGTATACAATTTAATATAGGTATAGTCTCTGAAGTTGAAGGTGTATTTGAAAGATATCTTATAATAGAAGAAGATGGTACTGATAAGATGATTGCTAGAATCAAATTCTACGGCGAGGTTGTTGGTGAAGATGAGCGTCTTACTGTACTTATCCAGAACCTTGGTTATAGTATCTTTGAAGAAGATTCACCTATTTTCAGAAGCGCTGATATCAATGAAACATTGCCAGACTTTATTCTCTTGAATGAGAAGAGAAAGGAAATGTTGTTAGAAGGTAAAAACATTCAACCATTTATAGGTTCATATAAAGGTGTTATCAATGCTATAAAGTTCTTTGGTTATAATAACGTTAAGCTAAGGGAGTACTGGCTTAATATCGATAGTACTTCACCCAACTATGGTAAGTATAAGACGACAACTGTAATAGACGTATTTGATGAAACAGTCAATGTAAATGATCCCAGTACATATGTACCTAATAAGATTTATAAGAAGACTGCCCTGTTCTCACTTGTGTACAGGATTAACCAGGTTACAAATGAGCTGGATCAATATGATATACCCGTCGTAACTGAAACTGACGACTTCACTCTTGAAGAGGCTCTGATTAAATTATATGGCCTTAAAGAAATTTTAAGAAAAAGGTTCTTACCTTCAAGTTCTAGAATTATAGACATAATAGGTGAAGCTGATTATTTCGGTAAAACCGTAACTTCAGCATGGAATGACCAACAGAGAATTGACTATTTGAATATAGGAATTGATACTGTATTTGAAGTTACACCTCGTTTTGGTTACATCCAAGACTTAAGACCTCTTAACTCTTTATTTGATCCTGAATATACACCATTCTTTTTAGATAGATTTGTAACACTACAGGATCTAGATACAAAGGTATTAGGTGATATAGGACCTGTGCTTCTGGCTTATTTCCAGGACTATGGACCTAATCTTAATACTATAGCTGAACTGCCAGATAAGCCTGGTATACCTGTTGGTTTTCCGGTTGTCTTAGAGAATAAAAGCTTTACTAAAACATGGATAGACGCACAGGTACAATGGGATGAACTTTGGGCAAACGGCGTTCTGATAATGGATTTCGTTGCCAGCAATATTGGTTCAGGCGATATCTTTATTGTAAAAGATGTACAGAGCGGTAATCAGATATCATATACCGCATCATTTGGTGATACACCCTCGATTGTCGCTGCAGGTTTGCTTGCAGCATTTAACACGGCTTATAATATAGGTGATGGTAAGCCATGGACTTATTTTGAAGGAACTGTTGTAGATAAAGATAATGACTCTAACTTTGAGACATTCAGGTTAAGACAGGTTATAGCAGGTAACTACGGTATAGAAATTAAACCATTCACCGTAGACAATGGTGCATTTGGTAATAACCCTAAACTGTCACAGTCATATGCATCAGGTAACACGCTTCTCAGCTGGGATACGTTTGGTCAAGGTAATTTCTATGAATTAGAATGGAAAGTATTTAAAGGCAAGACTGATGAATCACCAGCATATGAATTTATAGTAAGAGGTGATATTGCGACATATAACACTATAGCAATAAACCTGCCGTATGTTGGTTTTTATAATGTAGAGCTTAGACTGTTTGATACATTCAACAATTTATCTTCTAAGATTTATAAAGACTATGTTGAAGTTCTATCTAGAGAAGTAGAATATGTAGGTTTCTATAAGTTTAGAGAGCCGGAATATACTTGGAATAGTTTATTAAACATGAAGAGTAAATTCCCACCACCTTTCGCTACGGCAATTGGCCAGTCTCCGGTAGTTTACTATCCGTATTTTATATGGGATGAATATGGTTCTAGCTGGGATTTACCTATAGCACCAAGTTCTACTTATTTCCAGGGTGAAGCAAGTTTATATGAATCACTTGACAGGGCTAATTACATTCTGAATAATAGCAACCCTGACCAGTCTTTATGTTATCACTACACCAATCCTGAAGTAGACGTTTATAAAGATCTGTATACACCTGGTCCTTATTTTTGGAATAATTTAGGTGCAGGAAACTGGGATGAATCTTATCACTTGTGGTGGCAGTCATGTAAAGTAAGCGGTGACACACCTGCTAACTTTAGAATTTATTCTGTAACTCAGAGTAAGTCTATGACTATGCAACAGTCATACCCTTATCCTTATACTAGTACATTCTTATTTACAACTAATAATCTAGCAACAGCTGCTGATGATCTTAATTCAACTATAGACCCTGTATTTAGTAAATTCATTTATAATAAAGTATATGATCTAGACTCAGGTGGTAACCTTGTTCTACAATTTGTACAAGCTGTTGCTAAATATACAGGTATAAATGGAGACTGGGTTGATTTTACATGGCAAGAACCGGATATCGACATAAGATATGAACAGCTTACAGAAGTAAATAATCCAACCTACAATGACACTAGATTCTTATCAGATGGTATAAAACTACCTAAGTTAGCGCATCTAACATTTAGCTATGATATGTCAAAGATACCTGGTAAAGATCTTCCTATATGGCAACTTACGAATCTTGACAGCCCTGACACCGATGATATATACTTTACTGGACGCTGGTTCACTTATCTCTTTAAGAGATCAGGTAGATATGAACTTAGTTTACAGCTTCAAGATACCAACGGTAACAAAAACAAGAAGACTAAAAACGTACTAATAATAAAATAAAACCAAAATGGCAATAACAGTAACAAATATCCTAGGTACAGATTCATTAACAGCATCTAGACCTATTCTCAATGATAACTTTAATATACTTAAAGATGAGATCAACGCTATTGAAGCATATATTGATCCTGATGCTGGTACCATTGACGGTTTAGTTTCTTTACAAGCCGGTGAACTTAGAGTAGGTCCAGTATCTTCATACTTTATGGAGATCTCTTCATCTGTATTTAATATCAATACTGATGTAACATTTACATCATCAACTGCGGTGATGACAATTAATGGCATTGTTTCACATGACAGCTTTGCTGTACTTGATTCTAATATCACAGGTGCTTCAGTTACAGTTGATCCTACAACTGGTAGCAGAAACTATTCTATTAAAAACACAACTACAGGCGGCTATATTATCGCTGTAGACGATGGATATTTTGGCCAAGAAGTTACCTTCTTTTGTGAACAGGCTGCAGGTTCTATAGACATAGCGGCTTCAGGTACTAGCCAATTCGTATTCGGTGCAGGTAGTGGTTATATTAACCAAACTGTAACCTTATTTGAAGTTGGCTCAAACATCACTCTTAGATTCATGGTTGATTCTTCAGGTAATGGATCTTGGTACGCAGTGGCTTATCATAATGTAACATTCTCTTAATAGATGGCAACTCCTTTAATAAGAACACCACAGGTCAGCGGCGGAGTATTTTATGCTTTCGCATCTTCTGCTAAAGATTTATCTAAAACGTTTAATAATGATCAGTTAAAGTTTCAATTTTCGAAATATGCTTTACTGAATATACCTAATATTGAGGTACCTTTACATAAGGAAAATTATATCCAGTTTAGAACCATTGATGGTGCTATATTCAATGGATTAAATTCAGATAACAACGTTAACTTAGCCGAGTCATTCCAGAACTATGCTTTAAATATTGAAGCACTTCTGATGGCAGATAATGATTATGATACATCTTTAAAGAGATCAGTATCAGAAAGGGTGTTTTTCAAATGGTTGAAAGAACTGGGTGCTATAAGATTTAAAGACGCCTCAGTAACCGAAAAGAGCCTTAACGCTGGCACTTTATTCACTGAGGAGAAAATAGCTACATCTGGTACTAGAAGATATAGCAGAGTTGTAGAATACATTGGTGATATAGATGTAACAAACAACGTTGATAAAGGCGGACAAGCATATACTGAAATTTATTTCAATGTACCGACAAGAGTAGGTAATACACCCGTTGTATTATTTGAGCCGGTTTCAGATACTAACTATTTGCCTGATATGATTATATCACCAGGTAATAGTGAATTTATTTATGGTAGAAATTCATCAACTCTACAACCTGACGGCCTAAGCATTAGTGCTTTTTATGATGAGGATGTTGCTATAACGTATACAGACCCATTGGCTAAATGGTGGAACGTATCCAATCCTGATAGCTATTTCACGGATCCATTTACGTTTGAGGATTCTACCAGTGTAGAAATTACTAAATACCCAGGTGATTACCCAGGTGCAGATACATTTACACCGATCACATATCTCAGAAACAGATTAGATGGTATATCAATCGACTGGAATGCAGATGACTATTATGACATTGCTGTAGATCCAGAGATAAGCACAATACAGGAATACAACTCTAGCTACAAGGCTAAAAACTTTAGCTTTAACGCTATTCTTGTTTATTATGATTTGTATGATGTTTCTAATCCAGATGATAGAGCTACAAATTTATATGGTGTTATCTTTATAGATAACGTTACAGATACTGCGTCTACGAGTTACATTCAAAGATTTGAAAAGTTTAAACCTAATTTAGTAACAGGTTTAAACGGTAACTCATATGGTTTAAAGCTTAATTTGAATTTTGATACAAGTGTTGATAACTCAACTATTGAAACTATCATTAATGACTACAGTCAGTTCTCAATGGACTTGTTTATTGATACCAGTGTACAATTACAAGAAGCCACTAGAATTTTATTACAGTCGCAGAATAGTTTAATAGATGTCAACAACAGGGTTAATGAGCTTGAAACAATGATCTTCTCACAAGAAGATGTTAACGAGCTTAAGGGTCGTATGACATCACTTGAAGCACAGGTTAATAATGCTCAACTTGCACTTTCAAACTCTAATTCAATTATAGATCTTATTGCTAGTACAAGTGATACTATAACTCAGATTGTTAATGGTACTATACCTATCAATCTGCAATACAATGTAGATGTTCTAAAGGCTGGAGATGGAATCCAGTTAGATAAGTCTACACCGAATATTGTTAGAGTTATAAATACTGTTCAGCAATATAACATCAATGGTATATTCACTGATGTTAATTTTAATTTCCCGATAAACAGTTCATCTCCACTTAACCTTAATCAGAACGTGATTAAGTCATATATTAAGCTGGAAACTTTTACTAATATGATAAGAGTTAATACTGAGAACTCTGCATTAGCTGATGTTAAGATTTACATTAATGACAGCGCTGTATCATTTAAAGAAGGACAGACAGTAAGATTTTCTTTTGACACAGACTTCAATCTTAACGGTAAAAACGTGATTATATACACTGACAAACTTAATAAGTTTGGTCAAGGATCACTTGGTCTAGCAATAGGTACAATAACATCGGTTGACTTAAGTACTAAGCCGATATTTGAACTTATATGTTTAGATAATATAAATTATACGTTCGCAATAGACATTATAAAGTAACATGAGTAATACTAAAAATTCATTATCGACATTGATGTCTCAGTTTATAAGACTGAACAGAAATGCACTTGAGGTTTTCCAAAGATTAAACGAGGCTATTACTACGAATAGAGAATCCGTAACTGTAGAATTGTTTGACGATAATGATACGCTTAAAAGTATACAGGTACCTAGTTTCGGTCACTTATTAAAAAGAATAACTGATGCTGAAAACAACATCAAGAACTTAACGGGTGTAGGTAATACTGACGTGAATGTTAGACTATCTGATGGTAGCTACAGAAAAATTATTGCATCGAAGCTTAAGCTGCCTGCATCAAACGTTACTTCTATTGCGGCACCTACGACCTTTAATATAAAAAGCAACTACTTCTTTGAGTCTTTTATAGACCCTTTGATGTATGTTAGCCTAGACCTTTCAGGTCAGATACCAATTGATACTGAAAACATACTTGTTAGAAGATATCTGTTGCAGATTGACAACGAAGAAAAGAGAAGATATTTTAATAAGAACTTAAAGGGAAGATCTGATATTAGCTTCACGCAGCTTATCAGTGATCTTCTTTCACAAAGCATTTCATTCGTCCTTGATGAAGAAATTCTAGATACACCACCTAGAACAATTAACTATATTGGTAAATTTGACGTTATTAAGATATCAGATGTTACCAGACAGGTTCTTTCTAATGGTGTAACAACAGATATAAGACGTAAGACTTATAAGCTAAACAAACTTACATACACGGATGTACTATCAGGCAGCTCAGATACTTTAAGTTTAAAGATTGGTGATGAGTTAATGGTAAACAATACCAATAA